ATTAGCCCAGACGGTTCAGAGGATCCGCTCCCTGTCGTGCCATCCAATTTTGAAGTGACTGCGGCGTTCCTTGAAAGTGCGATCGAATCTTTTGAGGACGTGCTACCCGACTACAGGAATCTGCTGAACGCCAAAGTCACCGGCATGACGCAAACCGATGCGATTGATACTGTGAAAAAAGGGGATTGGGTCTGGAACCAGTTGACGAAACGGTATCGGAATTCCAAGACCCAGAAAACGGTATCTTCAAACACAGTGCTACGGTTGCGTGACGATTTTGTTGATTTGAAGCGCGACACGTTCAGCGAGCTGACGGATAACCTCATCAACTCGCGGATCACCATCCAGGAATGGGTGCATGAGATGCGCAAACGGATACGCGATGTGAACAATGCACAATATATGCTCGCACGTGGCGGTCGGAACGCTATGTTTCAGACAGATTTAGACGCGCTCTCTGAAATCATCAAAGACCAGTTTGACTACTTGCAGCAGTTTGGCGAGGAGGTCCGTGCCGGTAGGCTGAGTGCGAGTCAGATCAAAGCCCGATCGGAGCTCTATATGGAATCATCCACGCGTGCGCATGAACAGGCGAAAGCGGCGAGTTTTGACATAGAACTGCCGGAATACCCCGCGGACGGTAGCCAAATTTGTAGGGCACGGTGCCGGTGCCGGTGGGAAATTGACGAGAAAAAAGATACGATCGAGGCGTTCTGGCTCTTGAACGTCGCGGCGAAACACTGTGATAGCTGCCTGGCAAACGCAGCGAAATGGGCACCATATACAATTCAGAAAGGAGACTAACACTGTGGAAGATGTACGCTATATACCTGGCATCATACAGACGCGTGCGATGGGCGTGGAATTGCCTGAAGATGACGACGATAGATACTGGATTCGGGTGCTGGCGAGCAACGATAAATTGGATCGGCATAACTCCATCATGGATCCAGAAACGACGCTCCGCAACTATGAAAAAGACGCGAAAACGAAACCCGGCGTGGCACTCAAAGACCATCACGCCTACAGGTCATTCGGCTATGGACGCTCCGCGAATGCCGTGTTGACAGATAAAAATGAGCTCTTCATAGACTTCTATATCCTCAAGAACATGGAATACGAGGGCTCTCGCGAATTCAAGTCCAGCGAGCAGCTCATCCGTGCCATTGAACACGAACTGGTCAACCAAGTGTCCATCGGCTTTTATGATGCACGTGAGATTTGTAACATCTCCGGGAAACCGATCCGCAGGTACGCCTTTTGGGATTGGGAACCGGACTCGGATGCTGCTGAGAAATCCCCATATAAACCGGGGAAGTACTACGATGTTGACGGTAAGCGGGTAAAAGCCACCTACACCGTCTATGATGCCCGGCTTAAAGAGGTCAGCCTCGTTGAGTTTGGGTCTAACCGCAACACTGCCATCGAGAAAAAACGCGAGATGCGCAGTTTCATGGAGGAACTCCTAATGACAGACCAAGAATGGATCGCGCAATTACGCGAGAAACTGGACATCCCGAACATCAAGACGACGGACGAACCGGATGCCGTTGTTGAGACGCTGCAAGCCGAACTCACCAGTCTACGCGAGAAAGTTGAGGAACAGAAAGACGACATCGCGGACCTGACGCTTGATGCAGAAGACGGTAAAGCGTATCGGCAAGCCCGCGTGGACGAAGGCATCAAACAGGGTGTCCGTGCACACGGTGACGATTTTGATGAGGAATACCACCGCGAGTATTACGCCGATCTGCCGCTCGATAAGCTGGAAAAAGCGATCGAAAGCAACAAGAAAATCGGTGATACCAAACTGCCGGAAGGTCGAAGCACCAGCGACGACCACCAACCGCCACCGGAGAAAACGCAGGCAAGCACGCGCGATCGGAGACGGCGGGGAAGAAGGAGATAGCGGGGAGTGGATGGATGGAAGGGTGGAAGGATGGGTGCCCAATCTTCCAACCCAGGACTTCCAATCTTCCAATCACACGACAAAACAAGGAGATTAGACAATGCTAAAGGAACACCCATTTTTAGTCACCACCACCTTCCAAGGGGATGGCGACACGATCAAGTACGACGCAACGCAGCCGAACCGGTCTGAGGCGGTCGGCAAAGCGTTCAAGATCAACGCCGATGGGAAAGGTGAACTCGTTGGGGATGGCGACGAGATTGAGGGCAAAGTGATCAGTGTTGACGACGACCACAAATTCACCGGTGCCTATATGTTCGGCGGATTAAATCTCCCGTTAGGCCAGAATCAGACTGTCGCACGCGGCGATAAGCTTGTCGGTGCGCTCGGTGCCGGTTCTGCGAAAGGGCATGTGAAGGCTGTCGCGGATTTGCCCGCGGATTTGGCAGCGCTGACAGATAGCAATGCCCCGACAGAAGCAGAAGCAAACGCAGTGCGAACCGCCGTGAACACCCTGAAAAACGACACAAAAGGCAAAGGCTCGGTCTTGGATTTCGACACGACGCATGCCCTCGTCGTACTCGCACCTTAATTTTAATAGGGGAAACCGGAGCTTGGCTAAAAACCGATTCCCCCATTTTATTCTATTTCAATAGGTACATTGTAGCACAAGACAGAAAATTGCGCTATGCGTGCCGCAAGGAGAAAAAATGCCTTTATTAACGACACGAGAACTGGTAGATCGAGTTCGTAACGATGGCCAGCGCACAACTTTCGTTGAAGAAGCTGCGGATGCGGGGATGCCGTTTTCGGCGTATGCCGATACCCAATACGATCCAGAAAAGGATGGCGAACTCGGTCCTGACGATGAGCGGCTATCGGCAATAGAAGTCATCCAAGACGACCTCGATATGACGACAGTGTGTAATCCCGCTGCCGGTGTATGGCCCACACGGTGCGAGGAGGTGGTTGGCGATCCTGCGAAAGAATTCGTACTCAAAGAGATGTGTTTGAATGCTTACCGGAGCGTAAGTTATGCCCCGCAAGTCGCTGCTGCGGCACGGAAAGCGGACCGTCGGGCACGCTGGGAACGGGCCGGTACATTTAACAGTGTCTATGACACCGAGCCCGGCTCTACACTCACGCCGTTTTACGATGCGATGGCACACTGGGATCAGGACGTCGAAGTGGACATCCGTTTGGAAGAACTCACGAGCCGGTTCGCAGAGACAAGCAAAAGCGACTATCGCGCCACCATCCTGGAATACAACGAAGACGCTTTCCGTGAAGAACGCCGAACCCCTGCCTCCGATCCACCCATGGTAACCTTCGGGACCTCTGAACGTCCGATCCGTCCGAAAAAACGGATGCTCGCGATTCCGTTCACGTATGAGCATTTGCGGGAAGTCGAGTTTATCGATAAAGCGATGGAACACGTAGAAGAAATCGCAGTGCAGCGGACGATGGCGAAAGTTGACGAAGGGCTTGAAGTGATGCTGAAAGGTGCCGGTGGCGACAATCTCGGTGGCACGCTTATCCCGTTGACCGATTTAGACTCAGAAGCGACAACCATGACCCCGAAAGCGTGGTTGACCCTCCAGAAAAAGTTCAAGCGGAGCTACATGATGACATCCGGTCTCGGTTACGAGGACGATATTACCGACATCCAACTCGCGAAGATCGCCGGTACGAATGTGATGATGACGGCATTGATCGAACGCGATAACGCCGTGCTGAGCGGTTTTGGCGGTGCATTTCGGATCATGAACCAGCTGTCTCAGGGTATCGGCATCGGTTGGCACGAAAAGTTGAAAGACCGGTTGCAGTGGTTCCAGTCCAACGGCACGTCGACACGCGGCGGCAAATACAACGCCTATATCGCTTACGACTTACGGAAAGCGGTTGAGTTCGTCACGCAAATGAACACCGACATCATCGAAACCACGCGGGATATGCTGAAACAGGTTGAGTACATCGTCTGCTCCGAGATTTGGGGCTGGATCTCGTATCAGCCGAAGAAGGCATGCTATATCATCCAGATGGGCGGACTCCCGAGTAGCCACGCCGGCACCGACATTCTGAAAGTCGTCGATGCGAAATAAGAAAGTTTGTAAGTGTAGCTAAAGTTTCAAAGTTGTGAAGTTATGAGGCTCCCTCTTTCAACTTTAGCTCACTGGACAACTCTTAAAAGGAACAACGGATGGCAGCAACTGTCTTGACTTCCCAACACTATGATGGCGTGCGAGGGCTAATTGCGCCAGATGTCACCGCGGAACATATCTCAGACGACTATCTATCGCAACGCCCTTTCGCGCCGGAAGCCGAACGCAAGGTACGCAAACGGTTGAACGCTGCTGGTATTGATGTCGATAGTCTGACAGGTGACGGTCTTGAGGATGCGAGACTCGCGATGATGCACGAATGTGCGGCTGTGTTGTGTCTCACCGCACCGCAGCAACTCCGTCAAACACTCATTCAAGTTCAGACCGAGGTGCAGAGTATTGATTGGCAAGAGAAACGGGCTTTTCATCTCGCGGAAGCGGACGAACTGGTGATAGACATCATAGAGAACGCTGCGGAAGCCGGTAGCGCGTCAACGCAACGCAAACGTCGTAACCCGTTCGGTGGTGTTGGCACAGAAAGATCGGAAGTCAAAACACCGCGCTATCCTTATAGGAGAGTCTACACGGACCGATGAGAATATTCAGACTCGGAGAGCGTGTCAAGGCACGGATCCCAGAATCTAAAAAGATTGGCACTTTAAAAGTAGCCAAGTGGATTACGGGTCAGATCATTGGGCTTTCGCCTGACAGAAAGTTCGCGAAACTCCTACTATATGATGAGACCGAGTTATTAATTGAAACCCGTTTTTTAAGGTAACCTCGTCATTTACTGTAGCGCGTAATGGAATGGCGCGCGGATCTACGGAGAGGCGCGTTGGTCATTCAACCCACGCTCACCGATCCGCAAGGAAAGTTAAAAATATGCGATTTAGGATACCGCCCCAACTCAAAGAGGAAGTGACCGTCGTCCGTCAAGATGCGGTTGTCCGCAGTAACGTGATGACGATCGCTGAAGATGTTGTGTGTCTGATCGCACCTGAAAGCGATCTGATTCGATTGACAAGTTCCGGTGTCGCGATTGGTGGTACCGGCTGGGCAGCGTTGCTCGAAAAACCGAACCCGGACATCATCGGTGGCGATATTCTACGGCGTGCAGATGACAGCGAATTGACGGTGCATCGTGTCCGTCCGCTTGGTGGGACGATGATCCTTGAACTCAGGGCGGATGAGATTCCGTGAGGAAGTTACCAGTTACCGTAGGGGCGAGGTTGCCTCGTCCGCACGGGTTGGGAAACGCAACCCCTACGAACACTGATGACTGGACACTATAAATGATTGACATACAAATCGACGGGTTATCGAGACTACAGGCGTACGTTACCCAGCTGGAGCATCGACTCACAGATCGGACGCGGCTGTTCTCAGATTTCATTGCGCCGTTAGTTGCCGGTGAGATCGCAGAAGTTTTTGAGACGGAGGGTCGTGGTGAGTGGCCGGCTTTGCATCCGGCTTATGCCGCAGAGAAGGCGATCACGCATCCAGGGAAAACGATCTTGCGTCGCGACGACACCTATATCCAGGCTGCTACGAGTACTCACAGCCGGGTAACATCGCGCATTTCGGACCGAGCGAGATGATTTGGGGTATCGATGGCGGGTATTTTGAAGCTGTCTACGGTGAGAATTACCCGGAGCAGCACGAACTTGGGACCGAGCGGTTACCTTCGCGGCCCGTTTTTGATCTCATTACGGTCGGCGGACGGCTCGACGAGAATATCGAGAAACTCACAGAGAAATGGGTGCGTGAGGAGATCGCCGAAATCGAAGGAAATCTTTTTTAGATGAAGGAGACACGAGATGCAAAGCCCAAACCTTAGAACGTTCCTCTACGCAATTTTATTCGGTTCACTGCTTGTGATACTTGGCACCGGGATGATGTACGGGGTCCTCTATGTTTGGGGGGATGCGCAGCAGTGGGAATGTATCATCATCGATCCAGAGAAGCAGGTCTACGATGGTGTGACGATCAAGGATGTGCGCGTAAAGGTTTTAGATCACGCCTTCGCTTCTGAAGAAACGGGTCTCAAATGGCCAGGGATCATTATCGACGATGACGGTGTATATGTCTTTACGGACATCCGCATTGCCGGCATTGATACCCCTAAAAAAAGCGCAAGCACCAAAAACGTTGACGGCACGCCACGATCGGAAGCCTCGCGTGAACGAGAGAAAGTCGCTGCACTCGCAGCACGGCAAACACTCATCGACATCATCACAAACAATAGCAACAAAATCTCGCTCACCGATGTGCATCAAGGAACAGACGCAGGCATCACTATAGCTGATATAGCGGTGAGCGAGATGGACGTAGCTTCACTACTTATCCAGTACGGGCATGCCAAAAGTTATGACGGCGGCGCGAAACCTACCTGGAATTGGGGGAAATAGATGGATTTCTTATCGCTTTTACAATCAAACTCCGGCAGTCTTATTCAGATAGGGTATGTAGCGATCCTGATGTTTGCTGCAGTCGTCCTGCTCCCGAAACTCTTAAAAGAGCATGCTGCCGAACGACAAATGTTCCTGCAAACCATTAAAGAACGCGATGAGAAGTTCTTTGAAGTTATCCAATCTTACCGCGACGCGCTCGTGGACTTTCAACAGAAGGAAGACGAATCGCATCGGGAATTAGCGGCGATGATAACCGACTGCAGGGTGAAAGTCTCTGCGGAACATAAAGAACTCATGCGGGCATTGAAAGCGATTGCACGCAAAACGGATGCGGAGTTTATAGAATAGGAGGGATAAAAATGAGGAAGGAAACTTGGGACGAGATACAGCAGACGCTACTCTTAGGCTTGTCGTTTGGGATGTGGATCGTTTTTGAATACTGGTGCTACAAAAGCCCTGAATTCGCCTCCGCATCACACACGACAGCTGTGAGGCTTGTGCTGACGAACATCGTAACCGGTATTTTCGCGTATATCTACACGAAAAGTACCAACAACGGAGAAAACAAACCCAATGGATAACACTTTACTGCGGCAACTTTTGAAAGACGAGGAAGGCTATAACCCGCAAGCACATCGAGTTGAAGGGATATGGCACATCGGTATCGGTCATAACCTCGAAATCGAACAGACCGACGAGGAGGCACGGATACTCGGCGACTACACCCTCGATACTGTGCATACCTTATCGCTCACCGATGCGCAGTGCGATGCCCTCTTTGACATAGATGTAGGGGACGCTTTAGAGGATGTTCAACCCACATTCATGCCGGACGAGTTAGAAGCGTTAGGCGAAACCCGGCGTGCCGTGATTCTGTCGATGGTGTTCCAAGTCGGCGGTGCCGGTTTCAGGAAGTTCAAGAAGTTTATCGCCGCCGTGAAAGCGAGGGACTTCAGCACAGCCGCAGAGGAGATGATGAACTCGCTTGCAGCACGGCAGACCCCGCAACGCTGGGAACGCGCATCGTTTGCCATGCGGAACGGGTACTTCAGAGAATATGGAACCCCTGCTACGGCGCCACAACCGACAGAAACAACGTTGGGACACGTCCCAGACGAAGAGCTCCTCACAGAGCTCACAAGGAGGATAAAAAAAAAGTGAGAGTCCAAGATATTGAGCCGCGTTTTGACGACATAGAGGGTCGGCTGACAGCACTTGAAGCAGATCAGCACACCCATAGCGAGCGTCAACCGGATCAGATCATTTCAACACCACAAACGCCGCAGCGTCGCGCGACAGAAACCGGGGAGGCAGAATCACCGAATGGGGCCACGTTTCCGTCAGCGCAAAAAGCGGACGCTCATGCAGGTCTTAAAGCGGATATTCAGGCTGACATGAAGGTGTATGATGCCGGTGTGGTCGGACAAGCTTTGTTGCACAAGGTCTGTATCCGCGATGGCAACCGGGACTTTTGTCGCAGCGAGGAAATGGAGATTGAGACGGGGGACATCAAGCGCGTCCAGCCGTTCAAATTGACCGACGCGAAGTACACTGTGCTGACCCGCGACATGCTCAACCGGGTGCTATCGGAAACCGAAGTGGATAAAATCGAGTGGCAGGCGGAAGCTTACGATTGTGAGGACATCGCGCGGAAGTTCGCCACGCGGTGTTGCGATCTCGGTATCAACTCCGTCGGTCGCGTGCTCTCTGCGTCCGGTGAACACGCGTTCAACATCGCGATCATTCAAGACGGCGCGTCTGTTGATGTCGTTTTTATTGAGCCCCAAACAGACCAGTTCGTCGAGCCGGTAAGCTTCAAGCCTGGCACCGAGGAACACAACAATTACAACATGTACAATGCAAGTATGATTATCAGCTAACAGTAACCAGTGGCCAGTAGGGGCGAGGTACCCTCGTCCGGACAGAGGATTCTTCCTGGTAACTGGTAACTGCTCACTTCTTTACTGAAACGGAGGTTTTGAAAGTGAATATTAACCAGATCGAACCGAAATTTGAGCAACTTGAAGAAGGTGTTGACGGCGCAATGAAGCAGATCGGCGGACTTGAAAAACGTCTCGAACAGATTGCAGCGCGCCTCGGTGAGCATGAACAATTAACCGCAGATGACGCACATTCGCGAGAAGTAGACGCAGGTGAACTCACTCCAACCGAGCGGGTATTCAAGGCTGCTGCGGACGCTGCCGACTCACCCGGGCAGGCAGCGGTAGACGCGATTCAGAAATTAGAAACGCCTACCGAAAGTGCAGAAGAAGCGGTTGAACAGGTCGCCGAAGAAGTTGTAGAAAAGGTGGCGACCGAAGTCGATGATGCCACGTTTCCAGAACCGGAACCCGAACCCGAACCCGAACCGGTGGAGCCTGTGGCGACTGTTGAAGTGGTTATTTCGGGCAACGTAGACCCCAGAACCCAAGGGCTACTTGAGAGCCTGAAACATGTTGACAACGACCTCGTCAAAGTTACGATCAATGAACGCAAATGAGGGGTTAATAGTTATTGGTTATAAGTTATAAGTTAAGAGGTTTTGGATTAAATCAGAATCCTCTTAACCAACCACCAACACCTATTACGCCAAGGAGTCCAGAATGGATGCCAAACTCAAAAAGATTCAGATAACGCCTGTCAAATTTGACAAAGAAGGCGACATCAAAGACCCGGAATTCGCCACGTTGACGCTCGACATACCGATGGATTCCACTGGGCAGCGTGCCGCTATTATTGACTTGTGTGAGCTTCTCGACCAAGAATGGGTTACGCTTGAGATTGGCGGTAAGGGAGGCAGATAATGGGACAAGGATTAATCGGCGCACACCGCCGGGCAAAGATAATTGATGCCCTCGCCGGCCCCGACATGTTTGGACGACTCACGGATGCTAAAAACATCAGGAACCCCAAAGATCTTATTCCCAGCACGAATGGCGCTGAGAACTTGGGGGATCTTTTGAAGGCAATTGGTAATGATGATCTGGATATGGCTATAAACGATTATACCACAAACCCCAGAGAGTCCGAGTTGCTTGAGCGTTTGAATGAAATTTTGAAGCCAATTCTTAAAACAGATAAGGATCTGGCTAATGCTATAGACGAGCACAATAACAAGTTTCCTATCAAGGTTGGAACAGTTCAGAAACGGTTCGTGCATTGGACTGCACTGGATCAGCAAGGTGTACTGCCGGCACTGCTGCTCACTTATGGCGATGGCGGTTCTGCACAGGATTCAGACGTTATCGGTTATATCGACGAAGTTTTTCCCATCGCGGTCACTGCCGTCCTGAAGGAGGAACCAGGTCAAAGGCGAAAGAACTAACGGATCAGGTATCCGACATCCACTATTCGATCGGACAGATTATTAATAGCAACCCGACGCTGGGTGTCGAAGGTGTCAACCCAGAGAAAACACGGATTGCGTCTTGGCGAGGTAGCGAAGGCACTATCTCCAAATTTGAGATAATTCGGTTTAGAGTGATCGTGGTACACCGGTACCACGCGTCAGAAAATGTATAGAAGGATGGAAGGATAAGAGTGGAAGGATGGAAGGGTAAGAATGGAAGAATGGAAGAGGGGAAGGATGGGTAACCAACCTTCCTAGGGGAAACACCGTTTTTGCTTGGGGTATTTGCTTGGGTGTTTCTTCTAAGCAAAAACACTTCCAATCTTCCAACCTTCCAACTCTTCCAACCCCGGTCTTCCAACTATCAAATCAATAAGGAGTAACTTTACCATGTTTTTCCAGAAGACGAGACTTTGGCTTTGGGCAGCAATGATTGTCGGGCTTGTGATGCTTTACGGTGCGCTCGCGCATGCGCAGCTGCCGTCAGAAGTTGACGAAACGAGCGTTGCTATCACATTTAACGAGATTGCCGGTAACCGCGGGTGGGGTGCGCTCGGTGCAGTGCCGTTTAAGAATGGGCATGTCTCCGCGATCGCACAAGGCGGCGGCAATGTTGTCCGCGGTAAGTATCACGCCGAAATCAATTTTCCCGTAGCGGTTGGGTCTCCCACCCCGAACGTTTTCCAGTTTAAATTTAAAGTCTTCACAGACGGTGTTTTCAAGGGACCGACGGTACGTGATCTCGGTCGGCAAGCAGATGTCGGCTTGGCAATTGAGGTGCAGCTTGAACACAGAAACGCCAAATTCCCTATCTCCATCGGCGTGTTCGGTCGTAACGCCGGTCCTTTCGGACCCCCGAATGCGCGGGACGATCTTGAAAATCTCGGCTACGATCCGAACGCACTTGACGGACGCGATCTTGAAACCTTGCATCCGCCGCCGAGTGGATTGTCTTTCAAAGCCGGGAACAGTGTCAATCTGATCGTGGCAACCGAAGTGCATCTGCCCTACGATGTGAGTCTGGGTGTCCGCTTGATGCCGGAATTAGCAGGCGCGGGTGACAACCCGGTGCACCAGTTGATTATCACGCCATCTACGAGTTTCGAGCTGCGCGATAATATCAACCTTGAAATCGGCGCGGATTTCGGGCTGCAGACGTTCAACGATGCGATTGAAACCGAATTGGCAACCCTTGCCGCAGTCAAACTGTCATTTTAGGATAGTTTTCAGAGAAATGGTTTTCAGTACGGTTTTTCTGCGAAAAACCTTTCGGTACTCGGTTCTCGGTTAAGAGAAAGACCCTATAGATCAAGTTTCCCTCTTAA